TTCCGTGAGATGGGTTTCTCGATCGAGAAAGTCACTGTAACCGCCAAGGCACGCGCCCTGAAGGCTGAGTACAGCATCGAGATGGCACAAGACCTGAAGGCAATTCATGGTTTGGATGCTGAAACTGAACTGGCAAACATCCTCAGCACAGAGATCCTTGCTGAAATCAACCGCGAAGTCGTTCGTACTATCGTAGTTAACGCTGTTGCTGGTGCTCAGAACAATACCGCTACTGCTGGTATTTTCGACCTCGACGTTGACTCCAACGGTCGCTGGTCTGTTGAGAAGTTCAAAGGTCTTCTTTTCCAAATCGAAAGAGATGCTAACGCTATCGGTCAGCAAACTCGTCGCGGGAAAGGCAACATCCTGATCTGTTCTGCCGACGTTGCTTCTGCACTGGGCATGGCTGGTGTTCTTGACTACACCCCTGCTCTTGCTGGCAATAACGCCCTTACAGGTGTTGATGATACCTCCAGCACACTGGTTGGTACACTCAACGGTCGTATCAAGGTCTATGTTGATCCTTACTCTGCAAACGTTGCAGACAAGCACTTCTATGTTGCTGGTTATAAGGGTACTTCACCTTATGACGCTGGTCTGTTCTATTGCCCATATGTTCCTCTTCAGCAGGTTCGTGCAATCAACCCTAACACCTTCCAACCAAAAATCGGTTTCAAGACTCGCTACGGCATGGTCTCGAACCCCTTCTCTGGTGGTCTTACCCAAGGCAGCGGTGCTCTTACCGCCAACGCCAACAAGTACTACCGTCGTGTACAGGTTGCCAACCTTATGTGAGTCAGGTTGTTGTGGGGCAGGATGTCCCACATGCCCTTTCAGACCTCCTACAAGGGGGTCTTTTTTATGCCTAGGTATAAATTAGTAGGCAATAATATTCGTTGCATAAAGTTAGTATTTCCTGACAAACTAGTATAGATAGTATAGAATTACGAGGTGAACAAATGAACCCAAATTTCATTTATATTATGTACTGCAATCACGAACGGAAAAACTATGAACAACCTCGCTTCTAGAAATCAGTTATACGAATGGTCACACTTTGAGGATTCTATCGAATTAGAAAAAATAAACGATTACTACGAATGCCTAATTGAATGTACAGATACACATCAAGCATCATGTAAAAGAATCTGCAAGGAAGTGCTTATGTAAGTCATATACATACTATACCGTGTGAAGGAAGTGAACGAGGTCTCTATTGGGACCTCTTTTTTTGTACCTAAATATCTTTAGATAGAATGATTCATTATGATTACCGATAGTAAATTTGAAGATTTCATCGGCATCTTTGATACCGAATATGATACTTCAGATCTTATTGAGTATTGGGAGTACCAAAATAAATGTGGTGCTACCTTTAATCGAAAAGGATTGTTTGGTAAAGAACGAAAAGCACATGCAAGAATTGATAACAGTTTAGTTACTGAAGAGTTTATGCTCGATCACACTTGCGGTTATCAATATATGAGAGCATACAATGAAGTTATTTCTACTTGCTTAGGTAAGTACATTGATAAGTATGAACAACTTTTACATTATAGATATCAACAAGTTTATCTAAACGTGCAGAAAACTTTGCCTCAGCAAGGTTATCATGCTTGGCATGACGAGAGAGGATCGATGGGGTGTAATCGAAGGGTTGCAGCAACTATGATGTATCTCAATGATGTTGATGAGGGTGGAGAAACTGAGTTTTTATATCAATCTAAAAGATATAAACCAGTAAAGGGAAGAGTCCTTATTTGGCCAGCAGGTTTTACTCATGTTCATAGAGGAAACCCTCCACTATCGGGCGAAAAATACATCGCCACTTCTTGGTTAGAAAACATAAACGCATAAAATGGCAAACTGGTACGACGATCAATTAACAAACAGAAACTTTTTGTCCCCCATCGGATTCATATTCGTTTTGGATAAGGCAAACAAGGTATCATTTCTGTGTCAAAAAGCAGAGATTCCACCTATTGCATTAGGAGATGTTCAGATTCCAACTAGAGGATTAGTTCCAATTCCTGTTGAAGGGAACATGCGTTATAACGATTTCACTATGGATTTTATCGTAGATGAAAACTTAGAAAACTACATGCAGATCCATAACTGGATGCGTGGATTAGGTACTCCTCAAGAGTTGAAAGAAAGAAAACTTTGGAATGATAAGTATCAGAAAGACCCTACAAGAGATGCAAGATTTTCAGATGCAACTCTTCAGGTTTTGAATAACAACAACATTGCAAACTTCGATGTTGTCTTTAAAGATATGTTCCCTGTAGAGTTATCTACTCTATCATTTGATGTTACTGGTTCTGATAACGATTATTTTATTGCATCAGCAACATTCAAATATACTTTATATGAGATTAGAAACGTTAACAGTCAGACCAGACGATGACTAGTTGGAAACATCGCGCTCTAGAAGACCCCAATTTAAAGTATAAGCACGCTAGAATTATTATTAATGGCCCAAAGTCCTTGTCTCAGGCATGGATATTACAAGCAATGAAATTGAAGTATAGTTATGAATCTCGAATCGCTACAAGAAATGTGGAAGACTGATTCCGTATTGGATGATGATCTACATGATAATGACTCTTTGAAAATTCCTCAACTCCATGCAAAATATATGGAGTATTACAATACTTTCTCACTTATGAAGAGTGAGAAAGAGATTGAGTTGAATCGGATTACTAGAGAGAAATGGTTATATTACAAGGGAAAGGCACCTGCAGCAATCTACAAGGAGATGCCTTTTGATTTAAAACTTACAACTAAAGAAGAGATATCAATGTTCATCGCTGCTGATGAGGACATTGGAAAGATTCAGTACAAGATAGGATATATAAGTCAAGTCCTATGTTTCCTGGATGGTGTGCTACGACAAATTAACAATCGTAGTTTTCATATTAAAAATGCTATCGAGTGGAAAAGATTTCAATCTGGTATGTAAATGACTGACCTTGTAATAAAAAAGAAGAATGAAGTCTATCTCAAGATAGACGCAGAACCTCATGTCAATTACGAATTAGCAGATTACTTTTGCTTTGAAGTTGAGTCTGCAAAGTATATGCAGAAGCAACGTCGTTGGAAGGGATGGGATGGAAAGATTCGTTTATACTCACCTGCAACAGGAGAGATCTATTGTGGTCTTCTAGACTACCTATTGGAGTGGGCGGATGAAAAGAAGTACAACTACAAATTTCAAGACTGTAAGTTCTTTGGACATCCTCTAGAGCAGAATGAGTTTATCACTCCTCAGGGTGTTGTAGGTTTTGTAAAGTCTCTTCGGTTACCTTATCCCGTTCGGGATTATCAGTATAAAGCAATATACGAGGCACTAAAATATAATAGAAGACTTTTATTATCACCGACAGCTTCTGGAAAGTCTCTGATGATTTATGCATTAGTACGCTTTCATGTAAATGCAAATAGAAATGTTCTTATTGTAGTCCCTACAACATCTCTAGTGGAGCAGATGTATAAAGACTTTGAAGAATATGGATGGATGGCGTCCGAAAACTGCCACAAAATATATGCGGGGCAGCAAAAATATACGGACCATCAGGTGGTAATTACCACTTGGCAATCTATCTATAAGGAACCTCGTAAGTGGTTTGATAGGTTTGACGTAGTTATTGGTGACGAGGCACACCTTTTCAAAGCTAAATCTCTGACTTCTCTTATGTCTAAGATGCATGAATGTAAATATCGTATTGGATTTACAGGAACTCTTGATGGTGCAAATGTCAATCAATTAGTTTTGGAGGGTGTCTTTGGAAGGTGTTCCCAAGTAACACGAACTGCTCAACTAATGCAGGAAGGACATGTTGCCAAATTAAAAGTAAAGATTGTTCTAGTGAAGCATGAGGAAAAACTGTTTGAAGGATATCAAGATGAGATCGGATACCTTGTAGAACATGAAGGTAGAAATAAATTCATTCGTAATCTTGCTTGTGATCTGAAGGGAAATACTCTAGTGCTATTCAACTATGTAGAGCGTCATGGGGTCCCTCTTTACGAGATGATAAATAGTTACACCGAAAGACCAGTACATTTTGTACATGGTGGTGTAGATGTTAACGACCGTGAAGACATCAGATTGCTAACTGAACAGTCTGACAATGCTATCATTGTTGCTTCTTACGGTACTTTTTCCACAGGCATCAACATCAAAAGATTACACAACGTTATTTTTGCAAGTCCTTCAAAGTCCAGAGTTCGCAACCTACAATCTATAGGTCGTGTTCTAAGGAAAGGCGAAAATAAATCTCAAGCAACATTATATGATATTGCTGATGATATCTCTACCGATAGAGGTAACAACTACACACTCAACCATTTAATGGAAAGAGTTAAAGTGTACAATCAAGAAAAATTTAATTATGAAATCATAGATGTCAACTTAAAAACTTATGATTAATTACGCAAGACATGATGAAGAATTCTACGGAGTTTTCAAACTCCTCAATGGTGAGGAAGTTTTAGGTAAAGCAGTGCTTACAGAAGATGATGGAGAAACCTTAGTGTTTATCCAAGATCCTGTTTGCACCCAAGTAGTTCATAAAGAACTCGACGAAGGAAAACTAGTTCGTGGAGTAGGGTTTTCTAAATGGATGCAGTTTTCTAATGAGGACTTCTTTATTTTACGTGAGAAGGATATTCTTACGGTAACCTCAATGAGTAAAGAAGTTTCATACTTATAC